TGGACGTGTTGGCAAGGTTCTGGGTGCCGGAGGAAAAGCTGTTTGATGATACGAACAGATATGCTGATCAGTATCGAGTATGGGCCAACGCAGGGACGCTGACGGTCACAACGGGGAATGCCGTCGATTACGGATTTATCAGGAAGCAGATCATTGAAGACGCACAATATTTCAGGTTGGAAAATCTGAATGTGGACCGTCTCTTCCAGGGCTACCAGTTGAGTCAGGAATTGATCGACGAGGGTTTGACGGTAATCGGGATGGGACAAGGTTTTTTGAGTATGGCCGGACCGATGAAAGAACTGGAACGCAGATTACTAGCAAGAGAAATCAATCATGGCGGCAACCCAGTGATGCGCTGGATGGCAAACAATGTGGCAGTACGGCAGGACCCTGCCGGTAACCTGAAGCCAGATAAGGCAAGTAGTCAGGGGAAAATAGACGGCATTGTTTCGTTGGTGATGGCGCTGGATCGGGCGATGCGGCATGACGGCAATGGAAAAAGCGTGTATGAAGAGCGCGGGGTATTAGTGCTATGACGTGTATCGTCGGACTGGTTGATGAAGATCGTGTATATATCGGCGGTGATTCGGCGGCGGTAGCGGGATACGAAACGCGCGAGACGAGGTTGCAGAAGGTTTTTAAGTCCGGCCAGTTTGTTATTGGATATACAACTTCATTTATGGTTCTGGCGTTTATCCCGGGAGTGCGTGAGTGTCTGAAGACAAACGGATTCTCTCAGGTGCATGACAATAGAGAAGAGGGTGGCAGGTTCCTGGTTGGATACAGAAATCGTCTATTTAGCATCCAAGATGATTTTCAGGTCAACGAGATGGCTGATGGGTTCGATGCGTGCGGATGCGGCATGGAATATGCGCTAGGAGCGCTGGCGGCATTGCATGGATTCGATGCGAAACCACGAGTGGAGCAGGCGTTGAAAGCGGCGGAGCATTTTTGTGGGGCTGTGAGATCGCCGTTCGTGATTCTGAGGACGTGATTTATGAATCTAAATGTGCTGACGAAAATTGACCGGTGGATGGATGGTCTATTTGCTCCTCCAGAGGAACGGATTCATCCCGGACAGGTGACGGAGGAGTGGCTGCGGTCGATTGGGCGCTATGCGAGCACGGACGCGGGCGTGGAGGTGACGGAAGAGAACGCGCTGCAAATTATGAGTGTGTTGTCGTGCGTGAAGGTGCTGGCTGAGAGCGTGGCGCAGTTGCCGTTGGTATTGTACCGTGATCTGGGAAACAAGGGCCGCGAACGGGCCAGGGATCACCGGTTATTTTCGATTCTGCACGAGAAACCGAACCCGGAGATGACATCATTCTATTTTCGGGAAACGTTAATGGGACATCTCGGCGTGCGTGGGAACGCATACGCTGAAAAGGAACTGAACAACGCCGGGCAGGTGATCGGGCTATGGCCTCTCCGCCCGGACATGACCAAGCCGGTGCGGATCGACGGAGCGTTGAAATATGAGATCAAAATGCCTGACGGGGAGACGGTACTGTTACCCAAAGAGCGGGTATTGCACATCCCAGGGTTCGGATTCGATGGGATGCAAGGCTATTCACCGGTCGCTCTGGCGCGCGAAGCGATGGGGCTCTCCAGGGCGACGGAGAAGTTTGGCGCGAAGTATTTCGGTAGCTGAGCCCAGCCTGGCGAGGTGCTGGAGCATCCGGGTAAGGTCAGTGAGAAAGCTCAGGAGAATTTGCGCGGGTCGTGGAATGAGATGCACGAAGGCCTCGATAATGCGCACCGGATTGCTATTCTGGAATAGGGGATGAGCTACAAGCAGATCGGAATTTCACCGGAAGATTCGCAATTCTTGGAGACGCGGAAATTCCAGTTGAACGAGATCGCCCGAATGTACCGGGTGCCGGCGCACATGGTCGGAGACTTAGATCGCGCCACTTACAGTAATATCGAGCAGCAATCGCTCGAGTTCGTGATTTATACGCTCATGCCGTGGTTGGCGCGCTGGGAACAGCAGATGATGATCGATTTGCTGAGGCCGCAGGACCGGGGATTGTACATCAAATTCAGCGTGGATGGTCTGCTCCGTGGAGACAATCAGAGCCGGTGGGAATCATACGCAAAAGGCTTGCAGACTGGCGTCTATTCAATCAACGATGTGCTCAGGTTAGAGGACATGAACCCGATTGATGGTGGAGACGTGCATCTGGTGCCGCTGAATATGATTCCGTTGGAGCAGATCGGCGCAATGCCGGAGCCGGGCACCCCGCCGACGCCGGAAGATTTGAACCAGGCATCGCTCTGTGATTGCGGCGTCGAGCATCGTGACATAACGCCAACAGAAACGCGCAGCCGCAACATTGCGCGGGGAAGGTCCAGGCTGGCGGCGAGCTATCATCCAATTTTTGAGCGAGAGGCGGAGCGGACGATCAAGCGCGAAGTCGCTGATGTTCGTAAGGCATTGCGGAGCCAGTTCGGGGAGCGTTCGCAGCACGACCTGACGACATTCTTCGATTGGTTGCGGCGGTTCTACCTGGAGCATCTGGCAGTCTGGCAGGCGAACATTATGCCGATTCTGCTCAATTATGCGGACGTGATCGGCATCGACGTGGGGCAGGAGTTGGGCATCGAGGCAATGACGGCGCAGGACATCGACAAGTTCATTGCTCGTTATGCCGAGAACATGGCGAAAAAAGAGGTCGCATCGAGCAACGGGCAGATCGAAGCGTTGCTTACGGCAGCCGTCGAAGCCGGGGACGACCCGGTACCGATCATCGAGGAGCGGCTTGACGAATGGCTGGAGAAACGTCCTGCCAAGATCGCTAACCACGAAAGCCACGCGATGCTTTACGGGGCTGTGGTTGCGTTCTACACAGCGTCCCGGATTGTGACGCGCATGACGTGGGTGGCGAATGGTGACACCTGTCCGTACTGCATGGAGTTGGACGGGCGCACCGTTGGCATTGAGGAAGTTTTCGTCCAGAAAGACACGGATTTTCAGCCGGACGGCGCAGACGTGCCAATGAGACGCGGGAGCAATACGACACATCCGCCGCTGCACGGTGGGTGTGACTGTGGACTGGTGGCAAGTACAGGGTGAGGTGAGACATGGAAATTGAACGCAGGATTTACCGTGGTGAGATTCGGGTAATCAAGCGGGACGGCGGCGCGCCGCTGATTCGCGGCTATGGTGCGGTATTCAACGCGCTGAGTGAGAATCTTGGCGGGTGGCGGGAGAAAATTTTGCCCGGCGCGTTCGCTGACGTGCTGGACGACGACGTGCGCGGGCTGTTCAACCATAACCCGGACAAGATTCTGGGCCGGTCGCCTGAGACCCTGCGCCTGGCGGAAGACGATAACGGATTGAGCTATGAGATCGACCCGCCGGATACGCAATACGCGCGTGACCTGCTGGTGAGCCTGGAGCGCGGCGACGTGGACCAGAGTTCATTCGGATTCGAGGTCGCGGAGGAGAGTTGGATTAACCCGTCGGATGAGGAGCCTCTTCCGATACGGGTGATTCATAAAATACGCAAGCTGTGGGACGTATCGCCGGTGGTGTTTCCGGCATATCCGCAGACGAGCGTAGCGGTACGGAGTATGGCGGAAATCTTACGCAGCCGGGCGGCTGGTGAGGATGACGGAATGAGCGCAGCCGGGCGGCTGGCTCTGTTGAGGAATAAACTGAGATTGTTGGAGATGTGAGGTGAGATTCTTCGCTTCGCTCAGAATGACAACATAAGGTTGGAGGGTTGAGAGATGACGACACAAGAATTGATGGAAAAACGGGCAAACATCATCGCCCTGGCGCGGCAGATCGTGGATACGGCAGGTGCCGAGAAACGCGATATGACCGATGAGGAACAGGCGAATTTCGACAAGGCAATGGACGATGCGTCCAAGCTGAAGGGCCAGATCGAGCGGATTCAGAATCTGGAAGCGATGGAAGCGGGGCTGGAACAGAGTGCCGGGGGACCGGTACAGCGTGCAATGAAACCTGGGGAAAGCGGCAGCATGGCTACCGCGACACAAACCAGGGCGGCTGAGCTGCGGGCGCGATACCCGCAATTGGACGATGCACGTATCGAGGCAGAGGTTACGCGGGAACGGGTGTTCCCACGGACGCTGCCGGCGTTCATGCTGCGCGACAACCGGGGGTTGAAGCCTGAAGAACTGCGGGCGCTGCAGCAGGATATTCAGGCATCAGGCGGGTATCTCGTACCGCCGATCCAGTTCGTGGACACGCTGATTCAGGCGGTCGATAACCTGGTGTATATGCGGCAATGGGCCACCAAATTCCAGGCGACTGGCTCAGAAGGACTCGGGGCGGCATCGCTGGACAACGATCCGGCGGACCCGTCGTGGACCGCAGAGCTGGCGATCGGGACAGAGGACAGCACGATGTCGTTCGGCAACCGTGAACTGTTTCCGCACCCCCTGGCGAAGTACATCAAGGTCTCGCGGAAGTTGATCAGAACGGTTCCGAACGTGCAAAACATGGTCGTCCAGCGACTGGCGTACAAGCGAGCGGTGACACAGGAGAATGCATTTTTAAACGGACACGGGTCCGGGCAGCCGCTAGGGGTGTTCACGGCGAGCGACAACGGCATCGGTACGGGTCAGGACAAATCGACAGGGAACACCGCCACAAACATCCAGTTCGATGGGCTGTACGAAGCGAAATACGGGTTGAAACAGCAATATCGGGCGCGGGCGCGCTGGATGTTCCACCGCGACGGGATGAAGCAAATCGCGAAGCTCAAGGACGGCGAGGCGCGATACATCTGGCAGGAGTCGGTGAGAGTCGGGGAACCTGACCGGATCATGGGGATCCCGGTGTTCGAGTCTGAGTACGTGCCGAGCACCTTCACGACCGGCAAATACGTCGGCATTTTGGGCGATTTCAGTTTCTACTGGATCGCCGATGCGCTGGACATGGAGCTGCAGGTGTTGTCGGAGCTGTATGCGGCAACGAATCAGGTCGGGCTGGTGGACCGGTCGGAGTGTGACGGAATGCCGGTGCTTGCAGAGGCATTCGTGCGGGTGACGCTGGGGTAACCGCGAAAAACGCGAAATAAGCGAAAGGCGCAAAGAGGGCAGGGCTTGCCCTGCCCCTACAGAAAGATTAGGGAGGTGTAAGATGTTTCCTTTGAGTGAGAACGTGAAGATCACGAAAATCAAGGCATACCAGGCGGCCAACACAACGACAATCACGTCGGATGAGGTCGATATGGAGGGCTTCGAGGGCGTGATTTTCATTGCGGATGGGGGGACGGCGGCAGCAAACACCGGGATTAAGGGGCGACAGGACACCGCGACCGGGATGGGCACGGCGGATGATCTGGAAGGCACATCGAATCTGTCCGATGCGACGCAGACAGACATGGTGCTGGACATATTTCGGCCACAGGAGCGGTTCCTGGACTGCCAGGTGTTGCGCGGGACTTCGACGACTATCGAGGCGGTGTGGGCGATCCAGTACGGCGCGAAGAAGGCCCCGGTGGACAATGAGACAACCGCGCAGGCATACGAGCTGCATGTGAGTCCGGATGAAGGGACGGCGTAAGACCCCCCTCTAATCCCCCCGTGGACGGAGGGAGGATGGGTGAAAGACGCGAAAAGGGGCAGGGGCAAGCCAGCGGGCAAGCCCTGCCCTTACAGAAGGAAAGATGGAGGTGTGAAGTGAAGCGAGAATTGCAAATTTTTGCGGTGTGTCTGGCGCTTGCGCTGCTGATCCTGGGGGTGATGTTTATCCCCGGCGATAGCACACGCAGCGTGGATGCACAAGGTGGGACGCCGACGCCCGACCAGTTCGCCAGCGATATCTTCATGTGGGATGGCGGCGACAGGATGTTTGTGGCGAACGGCGGGCAGATCGTCGTCCATTCCGGCGGAGAGATTGAGTTGGAGTCAGGCAGCACGCTGGATGTTGATGGCACGATGACAATGGTGAATGCCACAGCGAGCGGAACCCTCGGCGTGACCGGTATGACTACCCACACGGGAGGCGAGACGACGCTCGCAAACGTCGAGAATATCGGGCAACCGACGTGGTTGACGGTTCCGATTACGTGGACTGCTGCCGCTGGCGGTTCCGGGACTGTTGCCACGGTTGGCGCAGGCGAGGTTTGGATCGTACACGATGTACTGATCGAGGTCACGACAAATTTCGATTGCACTGGTGACGATGCAACCCTGGTTGTTGGTGACGGTAACGATGCCGACGGTTTTCTGGCGATGGTCGATGCGGACTTGCAGGCGACCGGCACAGAAGGGACGGGATTCTCGGCGGGTTGGGTTGGTCAGGATGATGATAACACTGGTGTCTATCTCGATGAAACAGAATATGGCTTCGTGTACGACGAAGCCAGCGCCGAAACCATAGACTGGCTGCTAGACGAAACGTCTGGTGAGTCAATCACAGCGGGCGCGGCGACCATTTACGTGTTCTACACCAGGATTCAGTAATATGTTGATCAAAATGACGACCCTGGCGGCGGGACCCAGCGGGGTGTGGCCGCCAGGGACGGAAGTGGTGCTGGATGCTGAGGAAGCGATGGCGCTGGTCAATGGCGGGTATGCGGTGCCGGTGAAAGCGCAACCAGAGACGGCAGTGGTGAGAGCGGCGGAGAGCAGGACATCTCCTCAGGGAGATCCCTCCCCAGGACCCCCTTCCCGAAGCGGAGAGGGGGAGAAGCAGGTGACGGATGGCGTTGAGATTGAAGCGAACGACAAACCCAAGCGAAGAGCCGGTCAGTCTGGCGGAGGCAAAAAGCCATCTGCGGGTTGACATCAGCGACGATGATACGCTGATCGAAACATTGATCCAGGCGGCGCGGGAATACGTCGAGGACACAACGCACCGGGCGCTGGTAACGCAGACCTGGGCGCTCAGCCTGGAGAACTGGCCGGGCGGAGACAGGATCGCCCTCCCGCGTCCGCCGCTGATCTCGGTGACATCGGTGATATACGTCGATTCTTCCGGCGGCTCGAACACCTTCGCGGCGGCAAACTATAACGTCGATACGGCGTGCGAGCCGGGCGAGTTGGTGTTGGCGTATGGCTGTTCGTGGCCTTCGGCAACGTTGCGTCCGATGGCACCGATCACCGTGACGTACCAGGCCGGGTATGGCGCGGCGGCGAGCGTCCCGCAACATTTGAAGCAGGCGATATTGATGCTGGCTGCGCACTGGTACGAGAACCGCGAGACGACGATCACCGGTGCGGGAGTGTTGTCGAATGAAGTGCCGTTCGCGGTGGAATCGCTGATCTGGCTCAATCGAGTGTTTTAGAGATGAGGTGACGTATGAAACATTTATTGGCGGCGTTGTTGTTGCTTGCTGTACTTGCGGGAGCAGTTGCGGCTGCGCCGGGGGTGCCGTGGAATTACGAGCTGTGGACGGATGAGGGCATTTCTGCGACGCCGGAGTCACAGTCGTTTACGCTGGAGAATACCAATACAGGACATATCTACTACCATTTTTCGGAAGGCGTGACGACAACGGCGTGGATCGTGGTGAATGAGGGTTTCAACGACCTGGAACGGTATACGCAATCAGACAACGGAGCAACCGATTTCGATGATGTGCTGACCGGGGTGATCACGCTGACGATGGTGTATCCCGATGTGACGGTCTATATTTCGACGACGGACCAGACGGGGACGGCTACTGTGCAGGTGTGGCAACGGTAGGACCTCACCCCCGGCCCCTCTCCTACAAGGCGAGGGGAGAGGAATAGTGATGAGAGCAGGGCTGTTGAGGCAGAGGATCAGCATACAGGAGCCGCAGGAGACGCAGGACGTACATGGGGCGCTGGTGGTGACGTGGGCGGAGATTG